CTCTGCGCTGACTGAGAATGCGATCACCAGCCCCTCCGACTGACGATGTAGTCCCCCGCAAGAAGAAGTCGGTCGCCATTAGATTTCATAGCCCCAGACGTTGACCGTGATGCTTTGAGCATTGGTCGTCGTCAGACGGAGTATGAAATCGGCAGTGCCACGCATCGGGGTCGGGAAGGCAATGTAAACACCCGGCTTGTTAGTCGCGCTCGGCGCAAACTCGCCGTCGAAAATGGCAAAGTCGCCCGTGTTCGATGTGGCACTGCTGTTTCTTGTGTAAGTCGTATCGGCAGAGCCACCAAACCAAACAATTGCCGTGCCTGCGGTCGTGCCGTAGGACTGAATCTGAAGTGAAGTGATGACCAGTGCTTTACCTGTGGCCGGTGTCCAGAGCGCAGTACCAGTCTGCGCTGCGGTAAATTGCCATCCCTTGCCTACAGAAACCGCACTTCGTACACGATCCCATGTCGTGCCGTTGAATCCGTAGCCACGACTTGAAACGTGCAGCGAGTTGACGGTATTCGCTTCAGCATCAGACTGTGACGAATCAACAGCAACCGCTTGCGTGCCGTCACCGATCTGCACCTGGCCCTGCACCCGGCTGACATCGACCAGCAGACCATTTGTCGCATCGGCAGGCACAAGCGTGCGAGAGCCGTCTGCACTAATGGCAATCTTGAACAACTGGACATGCTCGCCAGTCGTCGTCACCTGATCCGTGGCAATGTCAGTGCCGCTGCCTGCTGTGATTGGTACATTATCTGCCACGGTCTACCCCTTACAGCGCAAAGATTCCTGAAGCGTTCCAAGTCACCGTGATGTCGCCGTTGTTGGGCGTGACCGGCAGACCAGTGACACCCGTGTCGATGTACGCCACCAGCGGCGAGGTTGCAGACGAACCCGTGTCCACATAAATGACCAAAGCCTCAACCGTGTTTCCTGTGACTGTCGGGAATGTCACATCGCCACCATCAAACACGCCGTTCGTCACGCTCTTGGTCGCGCCGATGGTCTGCGCCGTACCAACAACGCCCGTGAGCGATGTCAGAAACTGATGCGCCGCGTTGTAGGTGTACACACCCGTATCAACCAGCGCGACCTTCACCGTGCCTGACAGAAGGTTGGTGTTAGTCGCAGCGCCAAGAATCGTTTCTTTGTACTTCGGGTAGATGGCGTTTGCCATGTCAGTTCCTTACATTTGAATTTGAGGGCCAGCGCCTGCGATTGCTGGCGGCAAGTCAGGGACGCCGCCATTCATTGCGGCTTGCGCTCCGGGCAGCAACTCATCTTCATCTTCATCATCAACCTCGCGCACCTCAAGAATGTCGCCATTCATGTCGCGCACAGGAATCTTCCGACGCTTCTTCGTCAGTTGACGCATCAGTTGCTGCATCTGCATCGCAGACGCCTCCTGATTCGCAGAGCCGTTCTGCGCCATCTGACTCACCGCCTGAGCCAACTGCTCAAGTTGCGGGGCCATCTGACCCGTCGTATCCATCGCAGACATGATCTGCTGGTACTGCTGCGCGACCCCATCAATCGCAGCCTTCATCTCAATCTTCTGCATCTCAATCGTGCCCTTGAGCGCAGCGATTTCCTTGTCAGTCTGAGATTCCATCATCGCAATGCGCTCATTGCTCTGAATCTTCTCAGCCTCAAGTTGCAACTTGGCCTGCTCAATCTGCTGCTCAGGCGTCGGGCCTTGCGGCTGCGGAGGGGCAGACATCGCCTGCTGCATCGACGCAATCGCCTGATCAATCACAGTCTCGATCTCAGACGACACCCGGAACTTCGCCAGACCCCACTGCAACAACTTCATCAGCACAGGGCCAGCCCCCGGCGTTTGCTGCGCCATCGGATAGACCTGAGAGATGTACGCGCCCATGCCCTGCAAGAACTGCACAGCGGCATCGCGCTCTTCGGCCCAGTCCATCGCGGCCATCGAGTCAGCCTCGACCGTGATCCTGTACTCGGCCATCTCTTCGTCTTTCAGCAACTGGATCGCAGGCCCAGCCAATTGAGCATCAACCGTGCGCTCGATGTTGCTGCGCCGGATGATCGTCTCAGGTTGCCAGTGCTTGCAGATGATCTCTGCCTTGATCTTCAAGGCATGACTGATCCACTCAGCGATATAGAACTGCATCAACTGAACGCGGGTCGAGCCAAACTGAGCCTTGATCTGCTGCGCGGTGGCCGTCTCAGACGCCTTAGAACTGCCGCGCATCACATCAGACACGCCCAGCACCTCGTAAATCTGCATGACCTTGTCCTGCCGGTATCCGCGCAGGCGCTCGATGCAGTTCACAATCTGATCAATCGGGGCAAAGTCCACCTTGCCCTTGACGCCACCCGCCTCGGCAAACATCGCCCAGTTATCCACAGGAATTAACTGGTTCTCAGCCGCCTGCGAGAACATCCGGCCCACAGAGTCACCGGCAGACTTGTCGTACACGCCAGCAACCTTCGCCGCCCGCGTGAGCCAAGTGATCCGCGTGTTGATCTCGTCCAGTTCGTTGAACTGATCCTGAGCAAAGATGTAATCCGCACGCGGCATGAAGTTGCTGGTGGTCGCATTCGCCACCAACGGCTTCGGGCACGGGAAGAAATCATCGAGTTGCAGCGGGTCGTCCTTAACATCAAGGATCACCTCGGAGCCAACCGCGTACCAATAGACCTTGCGGTTCTCCTTGCACCAAATCTCAAAGACCTCGGCCTTGTTCCACGGGTCAAACTTGGGCGTTTCCTGCGTGACACCGTTCTTGTTGCCGCGATCCATCGGGATGATCCGGGCAATCTCTTCCCCGAACCGCTCGATTAGTTGATCCTTGGTCATATACACGCGGCGGGCCACCCAACGCACCTCGCCCCATGTCCGCGCAGGCGACCAGAAGAAATCCTCCCAATACACATAGTCGCAGGGCGCATCTTCATGCGTGATCCGCTCGCCCTCGGTCGCAGGAGACAACTCCATGCCCGTCATCGGGTCAATGACCGCCTCGAGCATGTAAGGCTCGGTCTTGACCTCATAACGCAGCCAGACCTGACCCATGCCCACAACCAGCCAGTCCTCGATGCCGTTCCTGATCGCGGCATCCCAGACACTCATGTTGTCGGCAAACGAACGATTCAGCAGGCGCTGCAAGATCGTCCCGGCCACCCGCGCCTGATCATCGTCCGAATCCTGCCAAGAACGCGACACATCGGCCTTCGGTGGCCGCGCATACAGCATCGAGAACATGACCTTTATCGTTGACCAGAACAGGTTCACCCTGCTCTCGTCACGCCCGAAATCATCACGCTTGTCCAGATACCGATGAACGATCTTCTTCGCGTCGTCGTGAAACTTCCTCAGTTCCTGACGCGCCGCCGAAATCTCTGTGCCCCACCGCTGGGCCATGCCAGCAGGGGTCGCCTTGAAATCCTCGGCACTGGTGATCTTTCCCTGCTGCTCAATCATTACCCGACCCTCGCGCTATCCTTCGGCCCACAATCCCATATCTGATCCAGAGAAAAGGCGTAATGCGCCCCCTGCCCAGCCCTAGGCGTTGACATTGTAGCGCCGTTGTGCCCTTTTCGCATCACCGGCTTCGTAGCAAGCGACAAATACCTGAAACTGTCGCTCGCGTGACTGTGCTGGTCATGCTTGGGCCGACTGCGAAACGTCTGCGTGCGCTCATCCCACTCACGCATGTACGCCCGCAGATGCTCAAGACCCTCATAGGTCTTGCCCTCATCAAAGTGGCAGTGCGGCAGCACCAGACGCGCCGCCTCGATGCCATCCTGAAGGCTCATCTCAGGAACTAATTGGGGACGGATGCCATTGGCAAGAAACTGCTCGATGATCGACTTGCCCGTCTGCAAAGACTTCGCCCGCGCATCATGGGGCAGGTACACATTGTTCACTTTGTACGGGCGACTCTTCACCCAGTCGATGTAATGCTGGATCGGCTGGCTGTCGGCCTCATAAAACTCAATGACCCTGTACCCGTCGCTCGTCGTCTGCCACGCCCACCAAGAGCATGAGTCAGTGAAACCCAAGTCAGCGACCAAATCAACCGCGATGTTGGTGTCTACAGGAAACTCACCGACGCGGCCCTCTTCATACGCCTGCCCAATCTGCTTGGCAAAATACGCGCCCGGTATCGCCGCATCAAAACTGACCTCGTACTCGATCTCATACGTCTCCGGGGTCATCTGGACGCGGGCGTCCCTGAGTTCGTCTGGATGGATGATGTTGGTTTTGCTTGCTGGCAGTTCAAGCAAAAGATGCGTTGCCGGGTTAAGCCTCGCCTCTTCGCGCAGATTCCAAAACATATTCTTGCCAGCAGGAGTGCCAGCAAAAATGGCCCACCCACGGCGATCTGAAAGTGCAGGCCTCAGCACTGAATACCAAGCACTTGGACGAATGTTGCCGACCTCATCCAGAACAACACCGTCAAAGTACATCCCGCGCAAAGCGTCATAGTTATCTGCGCCAGCAACGTAGATTGTTGATTCGCCTTTATGTCCGTTGCTGATCGTCAGTTTCAGTTCAGTCTCATTAGGAGGTTTTGACCAAAACTCTCTGGTCAACTCCTTCAAATAAGTCCAAGCCGTTCTTTTTGCTTGATCACGTTGCGGCGCAAGATACGCAAACTGCGGTCTTGGGAGATTAGTCTCCAACGCGCCAATTACCAAGTCAGCACACATGGCAACAGTCTTACCGGCGCGTCGGTGGGCAACTACAACCGTCCACCTTTTATCCCGATTGTGCATCGGAATAAATACATCTCGCGGCTTGTACTCAGATAACTTCATGCGTGCCTTGCAAACTCACCAAAAAACTTCTCTCTTGCTAAGGTCGCAACCAACTCAGCCAACTCTAAATCTTTGTAATAGCCAATGGTTTTAATTCTTCCATTGACTTTCATCCGCACGCCATACGTCTTGTCTCTAGTGTGAAAGTAAACATTCTTCACACCAAGTTTTGAGCGCGAATCAAGTTTCCGATTCCACTGATTTTTGCTGTTATCAGCAGGGCGTAAGTTCTCAATCCTGTTGTTGCTCGGATCACCATCAACGTGATCAATCACATCAGGCATGCGGCCGTGATGCATTGCATACACAATGCGATGAAGCAACCACTTTTTCCCAAGCAAGCCAACAGTCACATACCCATCGCGCCTGCGATTCCCAACAATCTGACCCGCAAACGCCTTCCCTCCGGGCCTGCTCACTCGCCAAACAAGGTTCCCATCATTGCAGTAGTCAAAATATTTTTTGAAGTCGATCATCACTGCTCTTCTTTCTCTTCTTCTTTCTGTGGCCTGCGTGCCGCACGCAATGCAGTGGCATACGCATCACTCAGAACAAGACCTCCAGCGCCAGCACCTAAAGCACCAAGCATCGCCGGATTCGCAAATCCAGCATGAGCCTTGCCAGTCAAAATCAAGTCTCTGGCCGTCTCAGGAGAGACATTCATTCGTTTTGCGGCTTTCTCAATCTGTTGCGCCAATAACTCAAGTTTTGGCGCTCCAACAGGCGTATCAACACCCGTTTGCTTGGCAAAAGTACCCCACGCCAAAGCCTGTGCAGGGACAGACTCAAGACCAACTTTCGAGGCGATCCTGTCTCGCCACCACGGCCCAAGTTGAGACATCTCAGGATTGCTTACGCTCGCGCCGGGGACAACCTCTTTTCCCTTCCTGAACTGTGCGTTTCGCGTGTCCGCAAGACCAACAGCACGCGACCAGTGCGCGTCACCAACAGGCATCGCCGTCTGAAAACCAGTCTCAGGCACGCCGCTGGCCTGTATGTACATAGGAACTTTTGGCGACGACATATCCAATTCGCCAGCGGTCAAATATTTCTGCATCGGGGTCGCCTGCGCCGTCTTGTGATACGGGTGACCCATGACCGACCTCATGTCTTCAGGGAAATCACCAAATCTTGCCGCAGCAGGCATACCGGCGTACTTCACAAAATCATCAAATCGCCCTTCGTTCGCAAGCCAGTTCGCCGCAGTGCCACGATTGAACTCCGTCAGCACATCACTTCCGGGCGACGCCATTCCAGTCAGGTTATTCATTCTTGAATAACGGGCAATCGCCTCTTCTTCACCAACCAACGCCTTGAGCCTCTGAAAAGCCGGATCCATCACATACCAACCAACCATGCCCTTGTACAAATCAGGGTGCTTTTCCGCTTCGCCCAAAGTATTCAAAAGACGATTTTCGTTTCGACGATTCATCACCCCCTCAGCAGCGGCACTCCCCTTCGGATTGGCAGCAGCACCGGGCAGGCGCGGGTCAATGTTCCCCGTCCGCGCCATGCTCATCTCATACAAATCATCCCGAGTCACACCAAACAATCGCTTGAGCATCGGATTTTCTGGCGCAACCATTTCGCTGGCCTCACGCGCAATCTCATCCGGGCGCTTGTAAATCCCCGGAAACGCCATCCGCTGCGCGTTTTCGACAGTTGGCTTGCCAGCCTTCGCAGACGCCTTGGGCTTGCTCGCAGTCTCAACCGCAGCCTCAACCGCCTCCCGCACCGTAGGCTCTGCGCGTGCCTCAGCAGCCCCAGTGCGGCCAGCAACCGAGCCAGCCTTGACGCCCGCCCGTGCCTTGTTGACCGCCCTCGCAGCGCCACCCACAACCGGAACCGCCCCGGCAGCAGACAACGCCATGCCGAGATAGTCGTTGTCGCGACGCGCCCGCTCATAGTCGCGCAGAGCCATCGCCGTGCCAACACCCGGCGTGAACCCGCCCACAAGGTCAGCGCCGAGGTCATACAAATCCGCGTCCTTCGGCGTGTCGAGGCTCACCATGCGGCGGGCACGGTCACGCAGGGCTTGGATGGTTGATGTCATGTCCATGATGTTTTCTCAACATTGATATTTGAAATGGGAGATTTCTGACTGAGGCTCCAGCCGCAGCAGGCCACCCCCCCGCCGACTCGATGGGGGGTGGGGGGGTCGGTCGCCAGCCAGAACGATTGACCCTGCCCCATGTCGATGCCCCTAGGACGCGATTACAGCCCCGCTACGGGGCTGGCGCTGGTGGGTTGGTGGGTATGGTGCTGCCACCATCGGCAGCGCCTTGGCGGGCCTCTGCCGCCGCGGGCACCGGCTCTGCCTGCTGTGCCGGATCGACAATCCGGTACATGCCGTC